GAAAACAAATCTACTATTGGATATGCAGAGGTAAGTGTGTTGGATACAGAGATGAAAGATTCGTTCCCGCTCACGGTTCAAGCGCGTAAGATTATAAAGCTACGAGACAAGCGTCTACACGCAGTAATGATATGGTCTTGCATAGATGGTATATATTACTTGCCGATAGAAGGTCTAGTGGGTAGAGCTACTTGGTCAGATGAAGGCGAGCTGATGCTATCCTTTGACAACAAAAAACTATTCAAGTATGTCCGACCCTAGAATAAACTTTATCATAGCCATAATAATAAACACAATACTGTGTTACTTATTATATGAGATTATTTTTTAGTCCCCGGAATAGGCTTAGAGGTTGCAGACTTTCCTTGTTTTTTCTGAGCATTTATTCTTTCTCTTATGTACTTTTGTTTAGCAGGATTACCTTTAGCATTTTTAAAATCTTTTTCAGTATACTTACTTCCTTTTTTAGATTCTTTAGGCTTGTCCTTGAACATATCTTTTAGAAGTATCCTTCTTGCATCTTTGTATAAAGGCAATAGTCCTAAATTACCAGCAGCCTCAACCGCCATTCTCAGGGTTAGCTCATCCATATACTTCTGCTTAGTTTCTTCTTTTGCAGAACCCGTTAATCCCTGCACGACTTTGACACCCCTAGAAAGACTTCTAGCTAAAGGAGTGTATGGGCCTAAGAAAGCTTTAGTCCCAATAACCTCTAATTTACCTTTTCTTAATTCATTGAGTCCAATTTGACTAAATACAAGTGAGTTTTCAAACTCATCATATTCCTCTCCGCCTCTTAAGTCTTCACCATATTGTTCGTTAAGATATTCTATTAATAAAGATATGGGTATAGCAGGTACGTTTCCAAAAGCCCTTTTTAATATCAATGTAGAGCCAGTTCCTATCAACTGCCTTTTTAGTTGGTTTTCTAATTCATCCTCTTCTTCTTCTACATCCAATCCGAACACACCTCCGATTACTGTATCAAACATATTGCTTAAAAATTGATATAGTATCATATAAGATGTCATACGAGCTACTGACCCAGCGATAAGACCAGCAGCCTGCCCTTTACTTATTTCACCATCTGTATACAAAGCCCTAACAGCTTTTCTGAAAGTAGAGTATTCAAATAAAGTAAACCTAGCCATATATCCATTAGCTTGTTTATATATTTTAATAAGACCGGAATCTCCTTTTTTGGGTTGTAATTTTAAAATACCGCTATAAGGATTAACAGTGGTAGCCATTCTAATATTTTCATCGTCAGCTTTTTCTCTAGCTTCTTTTATTTCATCAGGATATTTAGCAACATAATCCTCTATGTTTTTAAAATCCTTTGAAGTTAATTTTATTTCTTTTCCAGATTTTTTAGTAGCTTCCGCAAACGCTCTTACAAAAGTATCAAAATACAAAGGCCTTGATATCGCTTTATCAGGAGTGGATATTAAATTTTCTGATATCACCCTAGTTGCTTCAACAGGACCTTTTATAATCGGTAAATTATTATACAAATAATTTATTGTTTCAGACACTGGATTTACAGCTTTACCTCTTTTATCCTTACCTCTTTGATATAAATTAGTGTCCGCCAATTTACCCGTTAAAGCCTCCTTATTATATAATTTTAAAGTTTGACTACTTCCTATGGCATCCAAAACTTCAGCGCCCTCTGCGCCCATAGAATATTTTCCATAGTTTTTAATTCCGGCAGATAAACCTTGTGGATTTGACAGCAAAGCAAATGAAAGGTTACTTCCTAATTCAGCTCCTGCTCTTGGCAAAGAAGCCAGCGCAGCATAGTATCCCAACTTTTTTGCTTTTTCTAAAAACTTATCTGCAACTCCTATCTCTTGATATGTATTATCAAATATAATTGAATTTATCTCTTCAAAAGCATCCTTAACAGCCTTAGCCGTTCCTCTTTGCAGCTTTGTTGAATTAGGGTCAGACTCTATTGTTTCTATAACATTTGATAAGGTTTTGTTTACAATTTTAATCGGCTGAGTCATGTGAAAGTCTAGCAAGGTTTCCTTTGCCGCTCTACCGGCTGAAGATATGGGGTCAAAACTAATAGGCTTCGCCCCTGGTGTACGCTCGAGCAAAGTCTTTGACTTTGTAGAAGGCTTGGTCATCCTTTTTCTTTTATCATCAAGCATGTTTTCAACATCCTCTTGGTTCTTCATAATAACATCATGATGAACATAGTTGGAAAACAAGTCAACTCTATTGCCCCTCAGCACTGCTGAAGTAAACAATGCTTTTTCTGCTAGAGACTGATTAGCTTGGTCAATTAAACTCAAGGCTTTCTTTTCTCTAGGGCTTAGGCTGTTTAGTATTTTATCATTATCAATCTTTCCTTCAACAGTAAATTCTTTTTTTATTTCTTCTAGTATTTTAATGTCATTCGTTTTAAGAAAATTCTGCTCTTCAGATTTTATAGCATCAACAGTTGTGTTAATAAAATCTAGCGCAGATGCAGTGCCTTTTTTACCGCCGTTGGATTCATACTCTCGTTGCAATTGATAAGCCATTATTTTATACTTGGCTTTGATAGACTGATTTAATAATCTTTTGGAAAACCCACCTCTCTTACCTTGAGTCAATAAAGCTTCAGCCTTAGAAAGTATGTTGTCAATTTTTCCTAAAGCAACTTCATACTTAGAATATTCAGAAGCTAGATAATCAAAAGTTTCACGAGCAATATCTTTCTTGTTAAAGTTACCTAAAGCTTCATCTATGTTTGTTAACGGAACAGCTCCTATTTGTTTTCCTATAACATCTCTTTTTCTGGAATTTAACCCAGCTTTTACTTTTGCAATAGCCTTTTCAAACCCTTGCTCTAATACATTAAATTTAAGCTTCCCTATGACAGGAGATATTTTATTACTACTTCTATTTGCCTTTCCATATACCTCTAACTCAGAAGCGGCTTTAGGAACGTACCCATTCTCTATATTATTTAAAACATTTTTTAGCTTTTCTACCTGGCTGTAGTTTTTCTTACCATCCTTTTCAGTGACTAGCCCTTCAATATCTTCTTTAGATAAAGAATTAAGATAGTCTGCAATAACTTTTTCAGGTTCAATTAAAGTCGGTACTTCAATTCTATTGTTTACAATATTATCTATTTCTTCTTTAAGGTTATAGTCATCTTCTTTTACCTTAGCGTCATCAGTAATCTGCGCTTCATCTTCTATAGAGTTTAATATCTCGTCTGCTTGTTTCAGCGCTAAACCTTTTTCAGGTAATGTAAGAACAGATTTTTTAACCCCAAAAGACTCGGCTAATGACAGATAAGAATCAATTTTATTTAATGGTATCTGATTTATATTTATATTAAATAAAGACTCCAGCGCAGGAAATAAATCTTTAGCTGTCCCTATTTTGTTTTTAATATTCTTCTTAGCTGTTTTTCTTAAAGCATCTGCTCTGTTAATTTTTTCAGCCAACTCAGCATTCCTAACAATTTTTTCTGCATATTCAAGAAACTCTTCCACCTTAGTTTCGTTATCTACATTTAGAGTATTTATCTTTCTGGTTAGCACCCCGGCTTGAGTAGTTGTTATTTGCGCCTTGCTTTTAATTCCTTTTATAAGTTCATTAATCTGCGCTCGTTTCTTTTTAATATCTAACTTAGCCTCTCTTGCTGCTCGGGCCTCTAATCTAATTTGGTCTTTAAGAGCTTTAGCCTCATCAACTGTAATCTCTTTTTTAGGAGTTGCGGTAATCTTTCCAGCAGCTGGACCTTTCTTCTTGCCAAACATACCAGGCTCAGCAGCTTCACGCTGAAGTTGTTCTTGCTCTAAAGACTTGAGTAAATCTACAGGTATAGCGTCTACATCGGCAGATAAAATAAAATCTATAATATTTTTAGATGGTTTTATTTTTGTTATCTCTGTAAATTTATTTTCTAAATCCACCAAAGTTGATGAAGGCCCTAACTTTACCACCTCTCCTGTTGTTGGTTTTAATACATTTCTTGTAGGGAATTGAACAATTATATCAACTAACTGGTCTGGAGTTAAACCAAGTCCTTCTGCTGTTTTTGCAAAATCACTTATGCCTAGCGTTTTTCTTCCAAATTTATCAGTCTCAGGGAGCACCCAATATCTTTTTATATTCTTTGAAACCCCTCTGTCTCTTCGCAAATCCTCACCAGGAGCAACGTCTTTTTCTTTTAATATACGAGCGTCATAATATTTAGACAGGTCTTTTAAGGTAAAATATGACTGGTCTAAAGCGTTTAGCTTAGTAGCGTCTTTAGCCTCCTCTATTATTTGCTTTCTGCTTTTCGATTTTGCATTTTGGTTTTGAATAGAAAAAGCTATCTCTCTAATATTATTACTTTCATCCGCAATGTATTGGTCTATTTTTTCCTCTGTTATATCAGCTCCGGCAGGTGCTTTTTCCCCTGCATCAATATCTATAACATCTCTTAGTATTATTTTTTCTATTTTATTTAAAGCTTTACCAGAAACAGGCTGACCTTTTTTTGTTGCACTTTTTATAGTTCCGTCTTCATTAAGAACAACTTCTGTTTGACCAATGGTAAAAGGCTCAGTGATTCTACGAGGAGCTGTAACTAATTTATTAACCTTTTCTGTTGTTACCTTCTCTAGTTTTTCATCTTCAGTAAGCTCGGTTACTTCAGGCTTCTCCTCAACCTTCTGGTCCTCAACAATGACCTCTTCTTCCTGTATCCCTTCGGGTGTATCCTTTCTGGCAACTTCTTGTTCGGTGTCTCCTTCTCCCACTTCTTTGCTATCTCTGGCAGGTTTTGGTAAAGGTATCTTCGCTGAGCTTGACTCTTGAATGGCATCTTTTTCTTCTTTAGTTAATTCATCTAATTTTTCTAGTATATCTTTGTCAGAAGGCTCAGTAACCCCTTCTTCTTGCAATGCCTTGATTGCATCTTCTTTTGTAGCTTCTTTAATGGAAAGCTCAACTCCACCTTCAAGACTAATTTCTTCAAGTCTATCATTAATTTCATCAATACGGTTTCTTTCTTTCTTCGATAGCGCCTGGTCTTTACCTGCAATTAAGTTTTCTAGCTTTCTTTTTTCATCAACCAAAAGCATAGCCTCAACTTTTTTGTCTTGAGATATGTCTAGGCCTGAAGTTTCATATACTAATGACGCGGTATTATCATACGCCTCTAGTATTGCTTTAGCCTCCCCTTCACCAAGAGTGTTGTTTTTTACTTGTTTAGCCAGTGTGCCTTCTAAGAAAAGCCTACTGTCTGGCGAAGATATTATTTCAAGCTGGTCTAGCTCCACAGTGGGCTTTCCTTTTTCTATTTTAAAAGCTTCTGTTATATCTTTGTACTTAGATTTATCTATAAGTTTATTAAGTTTTTTCTTGCGTCTTGCTTGAGATATCGCTCTCATCCCAGGGGACAATGTATTTAAAGGAGCACCAATAACACCTCCTATTAAAAATGTATCTAAAGATTCACCGACAATATTTACAAACGCTTCTTCATCTCCAGTAACAAAAGCATCAAGCATTTTTTGTGACAGTAAAGTTGCCGTCTCTGAACCTCCTTCAATTCCAAAACCTTTTAATAAAGAATTGCTAATTTTTTTTGCAGTTACTAAAGCCTGCTCTTTTGTTTTTCCTGCGAGTTGTTTAAATATACTTTTAGGTATTAATTTTCTAGTATAGTTTTCAAAAATACCTTCAGCAGTTCCTGAGCCTACTGCGTTTATAAAAGTTTTATAATCTAAGTCTTCTCCCTTTTCTTGTAAAGCCCTGCTTTTTTCTGCTGCACTACCCGCTCCGATAACGCCAATTCCGCCTGGAACAAAAGCTAAAGCCAAAGATGGTACAGTGCCTACAGCTTCGTCAAGTAAACGGCTAAGACCTCTTCCTACGTTTTCTGAAAATATATCTTCAGTTATTCCTGTATCGTATTGAGTGACGGTTTGTTGTATCTCCTCAGCACTTTGTTTTAATTTTCTAGCAGCCTCATTAGAAGCTCCGGTCGTCCCCATAACTCCTCCTTGAGCATTAGCTATACTAGAAATAAAATTTTCTCTTTCTTCTAAAGGTAATTCGTCAAGATAAGATTGCAGCTCAGGGTTAAAAGCGGTGGCTGCGTTTATTGCGTTTTCAGCAACAAGCATTGGTATTCTGGAGATACCACTTGCCATTTCCAGTGCGTTAGCTTTAAACTTTTTAAAAGCTTCGCTATCTTCCTCAACAGGTTCTGGTTGCTCCAAAGAACCAACCGGCGATGGCAATCCCGTACCTTCTTTTTTTTTTAACCCAATTAATTCAGAAAACTGATTTAAATCACCTGTATATCCATCAGCGCTAAATAAATTATAAGAATAATCAACAGCCCCAGAGTCTGACATCAACAATTGCGTATAGTCTTCTATTGTGCCATTATATCCGTCTTTAGTAAATAAATTATATGAATATTGTAAAGCCTCTTCGTTCATTATTATGGGTTAAATTTTGCCGCTCCGCTAGTATTATTGTCCGTAGTTGTCGTTCCTGTTTTCGTTCCTGCTTCAACAGGCACAGCATCAGGGTTATCCTCAGGGGTTTTTCTTGCGTCTGATTTATTATATATATCATACATACCCGCTATGATTCCGTCAATAACACTTCTTAATGTAGATTTGTCTTTAGGAGAATCATAGTCAATCTTTATATTATTACCATCACCCATTGTTACTCCTGATAAATCTTTAACAAAAGGAATAAATTCTTCAGGTAGTTTAAAATTTAAAACATCGTCTATTCCAACTCCTACTCCCGTTACTTGTATTTGGCTAATATAAGATTCAGTTCCAGGAAGAGGATAAATATCTTTTATAACATCTAAAACTTGCCCGGAATTATCTTCATCTGGGTTTGGAAGTTTATCAATTTGTTCTGAAATAGAAACGCCTTTATCTCCCTTACTTACCTCTGATTTAGTTTGATATGTGCTAGAGTTTTCAGATGATATCGCAGTTCTTTCTCCAAACAAACCTTTCTCTGTTCTTTCCCCTATCTCATTAGACTTTAAATATCCTTGCTTTGCAGTCTCAGCTTTTGTGGCATCATACTTAGGGCTAACTGCAGCCATTAAAGAAACAGCAGTCTCTTCCCTAGCCTCTACACCGTCTCTCATTATTTTTTCAATAGTCTTGTCTGAAGTGCCATCATTATATTGAATAACATACGAAGTATCTGTCTCGTAAACATTACCTATGGAGTTGTTATTGGCTTTAATTTTTTGTAAAGATTCACCAGCAACTGCACCACCAGAAGTTAAATCTAAAGCCAAACCATAGCCTATCTCTCCTTCTTGTTTAGAAATTCTTTCACCAGGACTTGGTCTTGACGGAGTAGGCGTAGGCATAGCCGTTTGAACCTTATCAATCCGTGACTCAAACTCTTGCTCTAGCCTTTCTCTTACCGCCGTCTCTTGAGCATCGGTTAACTTAGGGACTAAATTACCAGAGCTTGGCTGTCTAGGGTCAGGCGCTAAAAGTATCTTGGAAGCATCCCCTTCGGCTTGAAAAGAATTTTGAGTAAAGCCATATCCACCAATCCAATCCGTAAGCATACTACCTACGTTCGTAGAATTGGTCATCATTGAATCAATCCAATTTTTTTTAGCGGTTATGTATTCATCACTTAACCTAGCGTTTTCCTCTGTTTTTACTCCACCCACATTTTGAGCTAACACTATTTTGGCTAAATTATCTACCCCTTGCTGTACGTTTGCGTTCCAATCGTACTTATCTATTTTTATGTTAAGCCTATTTTTTAAAGCTTGCATGGTAGAAAAGTCATTAGGGTCTTTACTAAGTTCGTTAATACCTCCTTTTCCGGGAACTGTTTTGCCTATGCTGAATTGTCCATTGGTAGGGTTTACATATAACCTGTGGTTTTGAAAGTTAGAGAACCCTTCAATCTGCTCCATTAAATACTGTTCTTGAGCAGCACTAACTCCTGATTGCAGGCGCTCCATCTTTTCTTTGTACTTGGTATCGTATCCTTTAACCAGAGCTAACATTTCATTAGTTCCGTCTATAGCGTTTTGCCTCTGTACATTATAATCTTTTAATCTTAACTGACCACTTCTCAATAGTCTATCTTGCATTAGCCTAACCTCTTGAATACTGTTAGCTCCATCTAAAAAGAATTGATTAATACCAGTGTGTCCACTTCCCTCTGCTTCAGTAAGAACTTTAGAGAACTCCCTTGAGGCATCGTCTATTTCTTTTTTCTTAGTTTCTCTTGCATCTCTTTCCTCAAGAAGCATATCACTAATGCCACTTCCAATAGAAGACCAATCTATTTCATTGGCAACTTCTCTTTTAACGTAACCTGCATATGTCTTTGCCATAATACTTTATTAACCTCCTATAGTTGGAGCGATTTGTTTAGCGGGAATATTCTGTAACTGAGGTAAAGTAGAAACCTGGTCTATTGAATTTGTAAAATTTAAACCATCTCCAAACACATCTGGTAAAAACACATTTTGCCCTTGATATTGTCCGTATAACGTTGGGTTTGCTGCTATAGCATTTTGACTTACCATATTCCCTCCAACACTTGAAAAATCAGGACCTTTGCTTTGAAACAAAGGAAGCAATTCATTTTTATAATCTAAAGCTGTTTTTCCCATATTTTTTAATCCTTGAAACCCTTGCTGTACAGCTTGCATTTGAGACATTTGTGCGTCTCTTGCTGCTTGCTGTGCTCCAGCCACACCCATCATTTCTAAGTTAGCTAAACCAGTTTGAAGCCTAGCATCTTCTTTTGCTCCCATCATCTCTAATTCTAAAAGCCTATCCGCTTGAGCTGTTGCAATATTTCTTTGTCCCGCTTGTTGTGCCATTTGAACTCTACCAGCGGTAGCCGCAGCTCCTCTTCCCTCGGCTTCAGCACCTGCCCGTAAGGCTTGTTCTCCTGAGCTCAGTAGCGCTTCTCGTTCTCGCTCATACGTTTCTTTAGGAAGAGAAATTCCTTTTAAGTAATTCGTTTCCAGTATTTTTTCTGCTGCTTCCATTGACTTTGCCGCTTCGTCTTCAGCTTTTCTTCTAAGCTTTCCTTGTTTACTGGCTTGAGCGAAAGACATTCCTGTCCCTGCTGCTGAAAGCCCTAAAGCCGCTATAGTAAAACCTATACCTACTCCTGCCATGATTTTTTTATTTTATTAATAGTTTTTTTTGGCAAATCTTTATAGTCATTAGTATAAACATCAGCCTCTGCTTGTTCAAAATTTTTTGCTTTAGTTTTATATACACAAGACCAATCTGTATCTTCATGTATGTAAAAAACTCTCTGAGCTCCTGCCTTTGTAAATATTGTTTTAGGAGCCTCTATGGTATTAATATCTCCATCATCCCCCAAGTAAGAAACCTTACCTCGAAGTAAAAAAGACGGATGGTTTTGTTTATGAATCATAGTTACTACAAACGAACCTTTAGGCATAAAAACTTCACGAGTGTATAAGCCTCCTTCAATGTGTTGTTTCAAAGGGAAAAGCTCTTGCATCTCTTTGGACTGAACATCTCCAGATTTGTGTGTTACAACACCTTGCAACTGTTCTAATCGCTTAGAAAACTCTGCAATCTTTTCCCACATCATACCTCTATAGGTGGTAATGTTGCTTATTATTTCTACAGGTAAAGCTTCTACACTCATTTAACCACAAAGATACTAATTTTAGGGATAGCTTTTCATTACTTCCGACTCTACTGCAAATAATTCAGTAGGTGTGCTGTCTGTGTTTGTTATTGTGAACTCACAGTAATGACCTAGCACCCCATTAGATTCTGCTACTTGGTTTTTAATATACATTATAAACCCGTCTTGTATAGGTAATGCAACAGCTCCACTGATGCTATTGTCTATAACTATATTATTAGTAGCATTCTGCAAATCTATGTTAATTGCCTCAACCTTTCCAACCATTTGTATAGCGTTGTACGGAGGTGGAGCATAATACATAATATCGCCAACACTCAAGTCACTTCCTATTTCTATAAGAGGATTAGTAGAAAAGTTTATAATAGTACTTGTTCCCACGACACTCACCGAAGAACTTCTTCCGATACCGTTAGCTGAACGCATAACATATTCATCCGAGCCAGCTGGTTGCGTACCATTATTCCGTATAAAAGCAAACCAAGCCCCTTCTTTCTTTTCAAAAAACGTACTGTCTATTGTAGCTCCTGTTTGTATATCACTGTCTAGTGTAACACCCCAAGTAGCATCCGACTCTAAGTTTATAGTTTTAAACAACTTATTCTCTAAAGGCATTTCATTAAATACGCTCGTAACGGTAGAGTTATACTGTACGTTATAATAATTGTTTCGTAAAGAGTTAGTGTTGTGTCTGTATAAATTACCAGCCTTTAACGAATAGAAATAGTTGTTCATTCCAATCATCCAGTCAGCAAAGTAAGAGTAGAATGAAGGCCATCCTTTTGCACTATCGCTATAGCTTAAAGTATACTGTTTGTCTGGGTCTCCCTGAGGAGGTATTACTGGAGGCTGTAAGTTTGGACAAGTTACGTTGTCAAACTGTAAGTTGTTTTGACCACCCATATATCCGTGGTAATAACACTCGTAGCTAATAGTACCATAATTTCCAGTTACGGTTACGGTTACATCTCCATAAAAATACTCATATGTATTTCCATCTAGCCCTGTTTTTAAACCTGCGCTCGTAGTTCCTGTATAGCTTATCTGACCTGTCTTACCAAAGTTGTGTATAGCAATAGGATGTGTTGAAGGAACTCCTGTCAACACAAAAATACCAGTTCCTGTTCCGTATAAACCATAGTTACCACCAAACACATAAGAGTTGATTCCTCCAATAGACTGAAATGTTACTGCATTTGTACCGCTTAAACAATAATCAGGAGAGGTTGGTATAGGAGTTGGTGTTGGCGTGGGTGTAGGTGTGGGCGTAGGAGTTGGCGTAGGAGTTGGCGTGGGCGTAGGCCCTCCTCCGCATAAGTTAAATCCTGAGCAATCATATTTATGAGTAACTACACCATTGTTTGCTAACAATAAAGACCCCGTTCCAGTTGCTGGCGTTGAGCCAGGTGTAGCTATATAAAACTGATTGCTACCACTAAAAGGAGTATTTAGATTTGCATCTAACCAAAAGTGTTGTGTGCCGCAAGATATACTTGCGTAATCTTGTACGTCGGAGTATACTGTTACGGGAGCATTAACACAAACTGTTGGCTTTACAAAAGAACCATTTCCCTGAACCGCATTAAACTGCCAAGCATATGAAGTTACCGGCCCTGGAGTCGGTGTGGGGGCTGTACATTGAGAACAGCCATTTAAACCATAATAAGAACTATATGCTACTTGTTGACCGCTATTTCTTTGAGCCGTTACTTGCCAGCAATAACCATATATAGAATATACATCCAAAAGAGTTAGCTGAGGATTCCCTGGAAATGTCCAGTCGTTTTTTACACTAGAGTCATCACAGCGAGTAAATTCATAATAAAAAGACATATGGTTTTATTTAACTACAAATTTACGAATTTAATTGCTTTGTCTTTTTACACTCATCGCAATCCTTCTGAATCAAATCAACCCATCCTTTTACAGTTCTATTCGTCTCTTTTGTTTTTAATGTATTAATGAAATCCAAATTGTATTTTATTTGTTTTGGATTAAATAAATCTCTGTAAGAATCATTTACAATATACTTATGCCACACTACATTTTGAGGTATAGCGTATATATCTAAGCCATATAAGTATATAAGAAGCGAGTATATCTCTTGTTCTTTGTTATGTAAAAAAGAATAATCATTCAGAGTAATTGCTTTTGCTAGTCTTGAATCTCCAAAAATATTACCTCCAGATATAGACATCACCTTCTCATATCTTTCTGTGGTAGTTTTTTGACAGTATGTAAAATCATTTACTAGAGGAAGTTTATCTGGAGTGTATATCGTAGTTATATTTCTTTTGCTATACTGCTCATAGGTTTGATTAAAATCAAAAGGTTGTGGAAATGCACTTAACACTGCATTTACAGGAGCTTCTTTATAAGCGTCTATGTAAACACTATCCCATTTTTTTAAAAACCTAGAATGAGAATCTACACACATAAAATAATTTTCATCATCATACAGTTCTTTTAGTATAATGTTTCTAGCCCATCCGCATCCCATCGCTTCTTCTGACGGTATCGTTTTAATTTTAATATTAGTCTTAAATAAAAAGCTCGAAAAGAAACTACATATTCTTGATATCTCCTCTGGAGTGTCTTGTAAAAATAAACCCACCCAAACCCTACTGGGAAACTGAGCTTTGTCATATAAATCTACAATGGTATTAATTACATCTACATCTTTATACGACGCAATGCTTACAAGTATATTGTTATTCATATTTAAATATTGCAGACGAACAAGATGTGCAGATACTATTAAATGCAGTCTGTAAAACTCTTTTACGTTTATCACTCATCCATATATCTTTTAAAGGTGTTGTCTTTAAATCACCAAAAGTGTAATCCATATGGTAATCATTACAACATAAGAAGACCTCTCCCCTTGGACTTACATGAAGCCACTCTGTGTCTCTTTTTGTAGAGCAACCGACTACATTACCACTAGGTAATTTACTCTCCATTACATCATCCATAAGCCCTGCCCTATCTATAAGATTCCATTGTTCGTTTATTTTTATATTCGGAAAAAGCATTTTAGCTATATTAACCTGGGCTTCAAACTCATCTGGTTCTAGCTCTGGAAAGTTTTTTTTCTTGATTATGTTTGACCTTTCATTGATACCATTTATCTGAAGTACCAATATGTCTGGATTTAGTAAATTTTGTTCAGCGTATTTAATATTAGATATTAAAGTATCAAACAGAACCTCTTTCATTCCTGTTCTTTTTGAAAACAATCTTTTCTCATAAACAGGAGCGTTAATAGCAATCTGCGATACTACGCCAGGGTATTTATTTATAAGGTCTATTTTGTTTGGCGTAAGAGGCACACCATTGGTTAGAACACAAAGAGTAAGATTATATTTTTGTAAAGCTTGTAACATCTGCTCAAAATACCTATAAAGCAATACCTCATTATAGTGAGAGGCATATACAAAATATAAACCTGGGTTTACTAAGTCTCCCTTTAGCTCGCTTATCTGTCTTATTATATCTTCATAAAGCTCAGGAGACATTTGACTTATATGTTCTTTAGGATTGCCAATTAAAGATACAGGACAAAACCAACACCCCGCATTACACAGTCCATTAGGGTCTATCTGTATAAAATTTATCATTCTATAATTTTATAGTGAGCAAAAAAGTTTCTATAGTATGTGCCTTGAAAATGCTCTAGCCTTCCGTGTGGACAAATAGCAGATTCATATAATAGCATATCGCCAGGCTCTAAGTATACCTTATACCATTCTCCATCATGCCCTTTTATATCTAAAGGCCAGTCATCCCCGTTTTCTTTATTTTGGCATCCACATTTTAAATCCTTATCCACAAGTATTACCGAAGCAATATGATGTGTTTCTATCCTATCTGTATGCTCAATCAAACTTGCGCCTCTAAGATATGACCTTATTCCGTACATTGCTGAAGGCTCAATATCTACACCCGCAAACTCCCTGTGTATAGGCAGCAGCTGGTTGTGTATTAAATTCCTTATATGTGGTATATGGTCGTAGGATATAAGCTCACTATCTCCTTTTATAAAATGGTCCTTGCCTTCAAAAACTTCATTTACTCTTTTATCCTTCAAAAGTTCATAGGAATCTTGTATAATATTCCATATATACTCCGGAACTTTTACAACATCAAAACCTTTCTCTGTTAATTTAGGTATATCTTTCATTGAATTTAATTTGCATAAAGATACAAATTAGTAACAACTACCTGATAATGTAAAGCTTGAACCTGTCCAAAATCTATATGAACCACCTACTGTAAAGTATCCCGATGGGTGTAAAGTAGTGTATGTAGCATCAGCATAAGCCACTGTGGCTGAAGCAAAAGATGGATTATCGAGATATATATTTCCATAACTTCCAGAACATACCGAAGAAGAGCTATACTGTCCAAATAATACATACCCAGGCGCTGGTGTAGGCGTAGGAGTGGGAGTGGGAGTTGGCGTAGGCGTAGGCGTAGGAGTGGGAGTTGCTTGACAAGCCGCACAATCATTATAATAATCTTGTGGCGATATAGCTTGAGCTGTTCCTGTAGGCGAACCTATAACTTCCCAACATACAGACTGCCATTTAATAGAAGAACCAGTACTAACTGCTTGAGGTAGTGATACGTTTTCCTGAAGTCCGCTACTACAGTTTTGTATTTGATACTGATTAGGCACTGGACTAGGCGTTGGACTAGGTGTAGGCGTAGGCGTAGGCCCAGGTGTAGGGCTAGGCGTTGGACTAGGGGTAGGCCCTGGCGTAGGCGTAGGCGTAGGCGTAGGCGTAGGTGCAGGTGTAGGAGTGGGACTAGGTGTCGGTGTAGGAGTAGGAGTGGGCACTGCACAAGATTGACCTGCAAACAACACTCCGCTCACCTGTTCTCTAACTATAGAGTTATCAGAATAAAAACCATTGGCCGATACCACTGTTAAATCAGCATCATCGTAAATCGTTGTTGCATTTGCAAAGCTTGCAGTATCAAAATAATATGTTCCTAGTGTTGCCATTTTTTATAATTTAAGGACAAGTTTGAAATCCTATAACTTGCCCGCTACTATTTAATTCAAATCCTTGTCCATTACCGTTTCCTCCGCAAGGCGCTGGATTGTACCATATTCTTCCATAATAACCTCCTGAAATATCTGCAAATGTTCCGTTTTTATCAAGGTCTGCATATAGATATGATGCCGACTGTAAACAAGTCCCGCTTGATTGAGTTGAATAAGCCGTGACAGTTGCAGCAGATGGTCCATTATTACAAGCATCTAGTCCTGATGACCAATATGTTGATGGAGATGTAGTTGTTACTGCGGTCATACAGCTTGAATAAAAACTTGAACTTATTGCCTGTAAAACTCCAAGATTACTTATGCGTATAACAAAACCAGGGGACGTTCCTAATCCTGAAGCCTGATAAGAAGCAGCTCCAAAATAATTATTAGCTCCATTATAAATCGACAAACCATCAGCAGTATAAGCTGTGATTGTTTCTCCGGCTGTATATGCACTATCTAATCCTGCTATAGTTGTAATTGTTCCGCTCGTAGAGCCTGTCAATAATATTCTGTTAGTGTCTATAGTACTTGCTCCACCACAAGCGTTAGTTATGCTAGTATATCCATTTCCTGCAAGACTGTTTAAAGCCCATATAGCTCCAGGTATAGGAGTTGGAGTAGGGGTCGGCGTTGGAGTTGGAGTAGGTGTAGGCGTTGGAGTCGGTGTTGGAGTCGGTGTTGGAGTCGGCGTAGGAGTCGGCGTAGGAGTCGGTGTTGGAGTCGGTGTTGGAGTCGGCGTAGGAGTCGGTGTTGGAGTTGGAGTAGGTGTTGGAGTTGGAGTAGGGGTAGGCGTAGGAGTAGGTGTTGAACTACAAACTCCAGAAGTATCAATATTTGAAGCTGTCCCTTGGTTTGTCATTCTAAATATACCCTGAGATATTCCATACCCTTGGTTTGGTTCTCTTACTCCAAAATAATTATCTCCGCCTTGGAATAATGTTGTTAAAGCTGCATCTGTATAGAAGAATGTACTATTAGCAAATGTTGTGTTAAATGAACTAGACGAGCTATATAACGGTACTGTTGCAAAAGGACAAGTAGATGGACTCGTTGCGCTTCCTGAGCCAGCCTCTATAAGCCATCTATATGATGTTACAGGCGTAGGCGTAGGTGTGGGAGTTGGAGTCGGAGTAAATGTACAACCAGTGCACGCATCTGATTTACTTGTTATAGAGTGACACAGCTCAGCGCTAGTTGATTCTCTATAGTCCCAAACCAAATACAAGAAACTACCACCAGATGGCATGATAAAGTCAGCAACAAATTGAGTTGGATTTGTTTGAGCAACTATAGGCGTAGCATCAGTAGAAGCGGCCAATAATGCGTTTATATCCGCTCCTGTGTTACCGTAGAAAGTATTAGTTCTTAAATACTTTAATTTATTTTTATTGATATTAAATACAAAATTATCAATATTGCTTTTTCTACTAATAATAGAAACATTAGCAGCGTCTCCAGGAATAAATCCGCCTCCTTGTTGTCCTGTTACTTGATTGTATAACGATACAATCGGAGCGTTTGTTCCAGATGAAAACTCAACATTTGGATATGTTTTTGTTGGAGATGTAAATGTTCCATCAGTCCATCTAAACTCATTTGTTATAAAGTCTCCAGCATCTGCATTACTTGTAACGGCAACACTAACAATTGTTATTGTTTGCGCGTCAGGACAAGAAGTGTTAATGTCAATAATGCTTGCAACAGAACTGTCTTGAGTTACTGTTATTTCTACCGTATCAGTATTTACATCGTTTTTATTAAATGATAAAGTTCCGCTATCATACACTGTTCCTGTAGTATGCGATACCCCATTATATGTTGCTGTTATAGTGTAGCCAGTAGTTGAAGCATCACTCTCTGATACTATTTCATCAGACAATCCTTCACTGACGATATTATCATTAAGCTCACTAATCATTTCAGTAAACCCTCCAGTAGGAATTGTAAAGTCTATATCTACTATTCCTAATAAATCACCAACATTTACACAATATGTAAAAGTGGTTGCTGGATTTATTGTAATGTTTTTTGTTGAATTACAGCCTACACATTCTACAACTGGCTGTGGCAATTGAACATTGGAATGTAAAACATACTCATTCATGTAAGGGTCAAACCCTCCCATTTTTTGAGTATTAAAAGTGTCTATAAAAAGGTCTCTAAACCACGAACGCATTCCCGCTTCTGATATAACCTGAAGCTGTTCGTTGTTATACGCACCTCCTATTAAGTTTATTACCGCTCCACGCTTGGCGTCTGTAAAATATTTGTTAGGACCATATGAAGCATAACTCTCTGGATTTTCACTAATACCGTAATCCTCTAGTCTTGCTATTTGCTGTCCTAAAACTTCAGGTACAGATGTAACAGCACCGCCTCCAGTAGAATCGCTAAGTAAATTTTTACCAGCTAAAACATAAGATATCTTATCTTCTTGCAAAGTAAGTATATCTGTTTTTCTTCCGTCTAGTAATTGAATAGGGCCATAAGAGTCTTCTAATGGCTTAAAATTAAGAAGACCTAGGTTGAACTCGTTTAGTTTATTTACGTTGGTCTCATCGTTATAAACCCCACTATACGTTAAATCAGCAAACCTATGTGACTCTTTGTAGTCCATATTAGAGGTAGAGGTTACTCGCTCTCCTATATTTTTAGTCTTACCTACAATTGAATCTAATATCTTATAACTTTCTACACCATTACCAAACGCAAAACAATCAGAAAACTCTGTATCAATTATTGCGGGCAGGCTTGAAGTTTGTGTCTGCACGTTTCCAGAATGAATTCCATCTGCACTTACATTAAATGAAAGGTGGTTTTCATACCATACATTATCAAGTGCGTCTGTAGGCTGTGTTTCAAAAACAATAATAGAATCTGCTCTATATACTTGTATATCGGCTGTAACCGTAGAGCGTCTCTTTGCTCTTGACAATGTACCTCCACATCTGTTAGTACCTGTAATTAATAACGCCAATTCATTAGTTGTGGTGTCTCTAAAAAACTTGTAGTAGTTTGTTCCTGCGGCAGTAGATATATCTGTTTTAGTTGCGGCTGTAGCCGATTCATAAGTGTTTGTTATATCTCCGCCACCGTCACCTACTTCAGTTACCGCGTCTTCTAAAACCGCTTCTACATTATCTCCATTCCACCAATCCTGCATATTATCATATGTAGTGGAAGACACAAGGTTTACGTTTAATTCACTAATTCTTCTTTCACATTTACCATTTCCTTTTCCTGGACCTAATCTTTCTTGTCTTATAGATATTACAATTCTGCTTCCCGCAGGGACATTATAATCTGTGTGTGTGCTACCTGCAATATTAGGGTCAGGTACATTAAGATTCATTGGATAGTCCAATATAGGATAATCTCCCGCATCGTTTTCAATTGCTGTATTAGAGCCAGGCGTTATTATATCATTATCCTCTTTAACTGTAGAAAAATTATTTGGATTAATTTTCATATATGTTCCAGAAGGAACTGATGAACCATTTGAAGGAATAATAAAGTCTTCTTCTTTAGTTTCTTTTTCTAAAACTGTAGCTTCTACACATCTAAGTATAGGTCCATTACTGTCAGACTTAACAAAGTATCTATCTCCCTCTTCTACCTTATTAGCGCTCTCACCTTCTAGTAAAAAGTATGTTGCATTACTTCCAGGGTCTTCAAAATAAATACTAGAGTAAATAGTATCGTATGTAGTCTCTGTTGGTTTTAATACAAACTTATATCTAGTAGCCCAGCTTGGAGCTAACTGCTGAGGTGGTATAGTAACCTGTAATTCGTTTTTATTTATAGAGTTAGCGCAAGGTATCTGTATCGTATTATTTGGGCTTACAAGCGCCGTAGATGAGCGGTTAAATTCATCCATATATACTATACCAACTTCATAACCTCTGTTACTATGAAGACTTCTAGCTGTATCAGTATTTCTAAAACTAGCAGTTGCACTGTTTACTTCATAAAATTCATAAGCGTTATTAGCCCCGTCAACATAGTTCATTGCTATCAGTTGAAGACCAATAGTGTTGCTTGCTGGAGACGATATAATTGCAATAGGTTCTCCGGTATTACTTATACCACTTGCTGTTTTTGTATATGTACCTAATGTTGATGGCAACGCACAATTAACCTGGTCAGTCAAAGTAGTTCCATTACAAGCGTCAGTTACAGTTTGTATATTTGCAATTGTTCCTATTTTCTCAATAAAATCAGTGCTTGTAGCAAGAGAGTATGCGTTAGGAAAATATGTTGGCAAAGTATAATCAAATACTATGTCGATATTTGAAGTTGTTGCTCCAGGTGTAGTTCCGGTAAATTGACCGTGTACTATCGTAAAGTCTAAAGTTATGCTAGAACCAGCGGTTAATTCCAATGTAGTTCCATCTTGATTTGATAAATCAAAATATACTATAGAATTATTTATTGTAGAAGGAGTTGGTCCAATCGAGTAATATCCAGGGCCAGTCGAGTCTATCAAGTCAGATGTAGCTATTGTCGTACTATTTAAACTGGCAAAAAACTCTAATCTTAAATCTTGATTAAACTTATCTTTTAAATTATATCCTTCTTTATAGTTTCCGTATACGAGCCTATTGCCCATAACTGTCTGAGCCTTAGCTATATTAGGTACGTTGTCGTATAGTCTTAGTATTTCTGAATCAGGTAAAAGAGTAAATATCTTTCTGTCATCAAAGGTATATGTATAGTCTGTATTATCAGAATACCCTAAATTAGACTTGTCAAGAAACTCTATAACCTTTATATTATTAGTTGTAGACTCTTTAAATAAAAGCTCTATACCTGTGACTAAAGAACTTCCTGTATTAAAAGTTATTATTGCAGCGTTCTTGGTATTTTTCATACCCTCATTTAAATAGCTGTTATAACTAAAGTCAAATGATGAAGGTGTAAATGCGTCTTCACTAAACTGTGAAGTTGCAGAATATTGATTATCGTTATACTTATACCTATAAGCAAAAGATATAAACCTTTCCTCTAAAAAGTCGTCTTGTTGCCCTTGAAGATTTAATGTTTGAATAGATGGAGCTGCGATAGGAGGTCTCTTAATTACCAATAAAGCCTCAGCAGAAAAACCATCAAAGTAAGAAGGTGATGAAGCGGGAGCATTGTAACTCCTGTTTATATTTATATATCTAGGTGGATTTGTATTGTCTGTAAAAAACAGTAAATCATCTATTAAATTTACACCTGTAATTAAATGATAAGGACTAAAGTTTAGTGTGGTTTTTAAGTTAGTACCGTCATTTGCACTTACTACATTATAATTTGTGTTGGCAGTATTAGTATTATAAGAAACTATTAAGTCTAGTTTATTGGTTGGGCTATTTGTAAAAGCTGGGTCATGAACAAACCAATATATGGTCTCGTTAGCCCCATCTTCAAAAGCTCCAATACACCTAGCATTATTGCTTAATTCGATATTATCAAACATTAATGTTGTAAGAATAGTATTACCCTTAGAGTTCTCTACAGAACCAACTTCAGAGCCTTCGGTAGAACCAAGTCTTACATTTAACGCATCAATATACTCACCATTTGGAACAAGCCTTTCATCAAGGCTTTTGTTCATACGGCCAGCAATAAAATTTCTTTGAATGTTTGCCATCTTTATTTAATCCACTTATTCTCTCCTCTAAGATTCATTAGTAATCTTCCAGGATGAATATTGCTTAATCTAATTTTTGCATTTCTAAGTAAAGCTGATTTTCTTTTTCTAGCTCTATTGATAATATACTCTTGAACATTAAATTTGCTATTTAAAATAGCATACTCAATATAAGCATAAACATAATCTTCAAAAAGTTTGTTTACTGAAACTTGAGAATCATCTCCTCCTTCCATTCCATCAGAGATGTATTCTAATATACAACTTTCGTTAAGCATTGTAGAATCAAAATTTATAACTCCTGCTTTTTTATCTATCCTAAATGTAGGATTTATATTAGCGGTTTCTGTATTTAAACCATAACGCGCTCCGATAGTATAATCTGCATACCAATTTGCTTGTGTGTCAGCAGGTATTTGGTCGTCAGCATTATTCTGATTTAAATATATACTGTTTTGTTGACCGTTTTTTCTTTCAGTGTCGAGCTGCGATTCAGTAGTAATTACAGTTCCGTCTGAGTTAAATGTTAAAGTTCCTCCTGCACCTTGCAAGTATGATTGAGCAGAGTTAACTTGAATGTTCTCATTCAGAGGTCTAAGCCAGCCGTCTTTATATAAAGATATACGAATCCAGTTTACATAATCGTTAGGTAAAACAAAAGTAAGATTATCAAATACAGTTAGCTCTAAAGCTTTTATCTCCATAAAAGCATCATAATTAAGTTCCTGTATCCCACGCTTTGCGTGAAACAATATCTTGTACCTATCTTCGTTATTAACTAGCGAATGGTTTCCAGAATACATTAACTGAAAATTATTTACTATATCTTCCAAGCTTACATACTGGTAAGACCCCCAATTTTTATTGGTAGGAGCCGCTCCTGCATTTTCGTAATATTGATATTGTGATAAATATGCCATACTATTGTTCTTGGTTTTCTTGTTGTTCTATAGCTTGACCAAACTGCACTGTGGCTATCTCTCTAATAGACATACCTGCGTATTGTAATATTCTAGCCACTAAGTTATTTACATCATCTGGAGGCAACTCAAAGTCTTGATAGTCTGATTGAGACTGGTCAAATATAGGCTCTCCTCCTGTTAATGATACATAAGTCCACTTAGGGTCTTTAGGGTATCTTATATACTGCGATACCACTCTTCCTATTTCGTTTAGTGAATCAGGGTGTAGTGTTAATATATTTCCTTGTTGAGTGTAAGCAGGGAAAGTAATGTTAGGAGCAGTAAGCATAGACTTATTAAGCATAGTTATTTTACTATGATTTACTTGCTCTGCTTCATTTTTTAAATCAGATTTCTTGTAAATAGAATATGAAACATTGGCAGTAACTAAAGATGCCACACTAACAACTAGAGTAGTTTGATTGGTTATAGAGACAACACTTAAATTAGTCACCACTGAATTAGCTAGAACTACCGATACCACATCTCCAACAGATACTCCGTCAGACTGAAATGTTGCGGATGAATCTATTAATTCTGTATTACCTCCTCCAGTAGATGTAGTAACTCCTGAAGAAGTTACGGTACTATAAATTAATATTTTATTTAATAAATAATAGTCTGAACCTGTAGTAGCTGGTGTAGGAACTACATATTCATTTAATATGTTTTTAGATAAACTGGCTGTAATTGAAAAAGTATCTATTACCTCTTCGTATCCTTTTTTTATATCAGCATATCCGCTTCCTGATACCCTTCCATTCTCTTTATTAATCTGATTATTATATGCTATAAAATATTCATCAAAAATATCTAACTGTGCTTGTTTTGCAAACAAATTAAAATCTGATGGAGATATATAGCCGTAATTATTCTTATTAAGTATAGCAAGAACTGTATTTCTAACAGCATTTATCATCGCTTTCTTTTTTACAAAGATAAGCAAAAAAAAAGAGGTCAATTATTTTTGACCTCTCTTAGCAATCACTAATCTTCTAGTAATTTTTCTAACATTTTTAAAGACTCTATTCCGTCATCACTCTGTAAATATGACGATACAATATACATAGGGTCTTCTCCAAAGGGCACGGTCAACATCTTCTTTTTGTTTGATGATGTATTAAACCATACTTCTTTTTGTTTGTTCCTAAACGATAGCAATCCTTTATCAAAGAATAACTGTACATTAGAGTGTAGCTTTAACATAGGGTCATTAACCATTTTTAAGAACGTATCAGGTTCTCGCTTAACAAAGATTAATATATCTCTACGAAGCTCTGCTGTGCTCATTTGCTCTGTATTTCTTCCTAGCAAAACTCTGGATATAGTTTCCACCTGGTCTACTGAAAGCTTTCTAGCTTCAATAAGAGCATCTGCCTCTATATTTAATTGTTCAATTTCTGCTGCTGCATCTTTTTCTTCATTCACCTCAATAAACTTTTTACCATTCAATGGGTGATAATATAAAAACTCTTGCAATACAGGATTGTTTTTTGGAACTGATAAGAAACCATCTACAAAGTCAATAGGTTCTCTAACTACTTGTCCATCTTGCTCATCTTCAAAACAAGACCTTTGGTTAGGAGAATATCTCAACACTCGGTTGATTCCTTTGTCTTCGTCAAAATGTAATAAGGGTTGTCTTCTTGAGCCACCTGAAGGTAATAAAAAAGATATTGGGGCTCTATCTCTAGTAAGTTTGTAGACTTTATCTACTAATGTGTTTTTTTTCATTATATATAAATTTAATTAGATTTAAAAAAAAGGGAGGCGGTTAAACCTCCCTTGGTATTAATACTACTCTTGGAATAAGAAGAAGTTGTTTGCACCTAACGTACATACAGCTCTCTCAGACAAGAAGTGTACTTCCATAGCATCTAAGCTAGAAGTTGCAGCACCGCCAGCAGAACCTGTAATCCAAGTTTTGTAACGTCTGTCTTCTGTTTCAGAAGCTCTGTATCGAACATGCAAGAATGGTCTCTTCGCGTTCTTACCTAAAATCTGGTCGTATACTGTAGTAGAACCAGCTGGTACTAATAGTCCGTTGATACGGCCTGAGTTAGCTCCAGTAGGAAGACCACCACGCATAGTTGGGTCATTTAAGTATTTCCAGTCAGACTTGTAGAAGTCATATCCTCTACGGAATCCAGTGAATCCTAAGTTTAATGCCATGTCTTTGTCATTGTCAAATAAACCATAAGATGTTCCACCAGCTCCATAAGAGTTTTGAGCTGCTAACATATCATCAATATCAAAGCTAAAATCTCTATCAACGAAAATTACATTTTCTTCAATAGAACCTTGCTTATCTAAACGAGAGATTACTGCATCAAAGTCAGCTAGTGCAGCTGGGTTTCCACCGCCCCACACATTTCCACGATTCTCAACTGCATAGAAGATACCTTCAGAACCTTTGTTCCCTACATCTCCTCCAGCTGCGATTGCTCCTGACGCAGCTTCTGCTGGTACAGCTTCAATCATTGCTGTTTCTAAGTAGTCGTCAAAACGTAGACGAGTTTCGTGCTCTGATTTAAGATACCATAAGTATCCAGATGCTCCGTTTTCAGTAGTTACTTCTACCCATCCAATTTGCGCCATGTCAGACCCGCTTACAGCGTATTTGTCTTTGATGATAATTGGTGAGTTATCAAAGATAACGTCATCAGCTTCTAATGAGCCTACCATTCCACTAGTTCCTTTTTTAAATTCAGAACCATAAATAAACACTGTTCTTGTAAGTCCAGCTGCACCAACTTGTCCAGCTGCTTCATAATAAGCTACATCAAAAGTTGCTGCTCCCGTATTCACGGCTGTAACAATACCTTTGTTTAATCCAGCTCCTGCATTATCAGAGATAACAACAGTCTGTCCTACTCTAATTGCAATGCTTCCAGTACCAGGTACTAATGCATCACCTACTGTGATTGTAGCTGTATCGTCACCAGCTGCTCCTGCTGATGCACAGTTAGTATATTTAGTGTGTAATCTTCCTTGCTCTGCCCATTTGATAAGGTCAGAATTAGAAGGCATCTCTGCTCCTACTAAACGTAAGAAAGATGCGATTGTACGATTTCCATATCGCTCAAACTCTTTTTCATAAGTATCAGGTAAATACTGATTTAAGAAATCAAAGTTTGTAATGTAGTTAGTTGCCAAAGGCACCTGTTCTGCACTCGGTTGTAAAGCAAACCCAGGGGTTGCTTGAACTGCTCCTGCCATAATAATTAATTTTTAAAATTTATTTTCGTTTAATACTTCTTATTTTTAAGCCGCGTCCCGAATCAGGGTTAACTGACTTGACTTGAAATCCTCCTTTATTAGTTACTTCAGGTGCTCTACGCTCGCTCATATTTATATTTTTAGTTTTGCGTATTACATCTTCAGTAGCCTCAGACTTGCCTTGCTCATAAAAGAACTTAGCAAATTTGTCAGGATTCATTGCAATTGATAAAGCTCGATGGTATCCGGCAGCATCACTAACCAAACCTTTATCATCCAAATACTTATTTATAAAGTTCATTGGAGTTTCTTGGCTCTTCTTGATTGTCTGCACATCACCGGGAGAGAAGGTTACTGTTTTGTCGTCAAGCACGAAATCAAAACCTTTGAAATCTTCAGTAAAAACTTTATCGGTTTCTTTTAAAAACCAATTACGTTTTGCCTCACTTTCCTGTTGTTGAGTTTTAACAGATTCTAAATATTGCCTATACTCTTGAAGTTCTTCATTGTTGCTCTGAGAATCAACAACCGGTCTTGACTCAAGTGGTTGTTTGTATAATTCTTTTTGCTCATTAAAATACTTCTTTGCTTTAGCAATAGTTTTCTTTTTTGCTAATTTTGTTTTTTTAATTACAGATTCTTCATCTAGTTCTTCATCCCAAGAATAATCCTCCATTAGAGAATCAATATCTTCAGCGTCTAAACCTTCGCCTTCTGTAACTGTCAAATACTCTCTTAGCAAAGAATCAGGATTCATAGCACTAAAGTCTCTTTGTAATTTTACATAGTCTTCAATACCTCTTCCCGTTTCTTTTTTATACTTAAAGTAAGCCGCAACATCTTCTGGAAGCTGTTCAGCCTCTTCTCTTGTTGCATTTAATTCATCTAATGAATTAATTTCCTTACCATATCTTTTTCCAATATATGAAAGAACGTCTTCTTCTGATAACTCTGCCTGCTCTTGAACTGGCTCTGGTGTTTCTTCAGAAGTTTCCTCTGCTTTAGGAGTGTCTTCTACGACACTCTCTTCAGCAAAATCCATTTTTACTTGAGGATTATTTTCTTTTGTCTCGCTAGAGTCACTAAACTTTTCCTCATGCTTATCAAGAAGCTCTTGTTCAACCTCTTGTACTGATTTTTCTTCAACGGCATCTACCGCTCTTACTTTTAATTCCATTTAATTTAATTTAGATTACAAATTTACTTAAAATTTTAACGCTCATTATCGGGGTGAAAACTCAGATAAATCAAAGCCGTCAAGGCTATCTTCATTAGATTCAAAATTCTGTGGAGGTAAATTATTTTTACGTTGTGAAATCAATTTACTCTGTTCAGTATTTTGCTGACTAATTCTATTAGACTTAGCTTTCTCTCTTGAATCTTCCCTGTTTGATAAAGACTGCTCTGTCATACCATGCATTTGTAAGTTATAATTAAACTCTTGTTGCATTAAGTTAGACTTGAGTTGAGCTTCCGCTTTTTGTCTTTCAATTTCAAAAGCTACTTCAGCTTGCTTCACTTTCATTTTAGATTGTGTTTCAAGCTCTATCTTTTGCATAGCTGTTTGTGCAGCCATTTCTTGAGACTTGAGTTGTTGTTGAGCTGTCATCGCTTGCTTTTGCATAGCCATTTTATCATCACGCTCTTGTTTAGCAAGTCTCTTAACTTTCAATAATTGATTAGCAAGTTTCAAGTTTTTAATCTCACGAATATCAATAGCATCTTCAAGATTAATATCTTGTTTAGATAAAGCCATTTGTATATTCTGTTCGAGCATAGCTTTTTGCTCTTCGTCTGGAGACAGTTCTATGAATACACCGAAGTCATAAATATATAAATCAGATATTTCCCCAAGTATACTTACGTTGTATTTACCAATCTTATTTATAAAGTCCTCCTTAAAGTCTGCATACTCTAAAATATCTGCGATACGATAAGTTAAAGCTTCTGATAAACTTCTGTATATATATAGACTTCCGTCTAATATATGTCTTGTTGCTGTATTTGAGTTTAATGCAGCTAACTTCTGAACACCAACCAAAGCATCTGGAGATGGTGTAGAGCCGTCTCTCGCTTCATTTAAGCCTGTTACAGAACGAATCATACCTAAGTAATGATTATAGTTAGCTATAAGCATTTGCGTCTTAGAAGCTCCAGAACTGCTTGTAAGCTGTTGAATAGGAACTTTACCTTGATTGTATTCTCCGTCTTGAGTATAACTTCTACCAACTACACTACCAGTTTGGAAGTATAGCCTTAATGCATCCGAAGGGTCATACGAAGCTCCTGTTCCCAAGTCAACCTCATTCAATCCATCGGCATCAATATAGACTCCATCAGGTACAGTTC